AAGGTATCTTAATTCTTGGTACCCCATCATCGTATTCTGCACGTCTTCTTCTCCCCATTTGTTGAAGAGCAAAATTCTGTACTTCTTCATTGTACTTTGTTTCGTACAGTTTGTACATATCCATAGGTCCTTTTAAAAATCTAAAAGCCTCAGCTAATACACCATGTAACAACATTGACTCTTGATATTGAGATAAAAATGTATTGTTGGTTGATGTAAATTCTGGTGGATCTGTAATGTAGTTGATTTGTACAGTATATGCAGAATCTGGTATAGGTGCTACAAGAATATTAAAATCGTCCCAATTAGCCCAATATTTAGGAAGACCTGTTGCAGCATTATTATTGTATTCAGAAATAAAACTTGTATCTCTTCTCTCTAAAAATGTTCTTGTTGATCCATCAATAACTTGAACAGATCTCATAATTGTTAAATCAGCAGGTAAGCTTACGTATCTGTTACCACTTGTAAATGTTGATGTTGAATATTTTCTAAGATCATCATAATCAACTTTACCTGCAACATCAAGTTCAACAGATCTAATAAAATCTTGGATAATTTGATCAGTTAAAACTGTATTACTAACTTCAGTGTAGTTTCTTACTTGTGTTAAAAAATCTGAATGTGTAATTGCCATTATGTAATACTCACTGTTACGGATTTAACTTGTATTGATAATTGTCTTCGTCTATTTTGTAAAGATGGATCTGCAGGTTTCATCTCAGATGTACCTTGGTTAACAAAAGCAAAATCTCCTGGAAGTGTTAAATTAGCTACACCAACAGATGCTCCACCCGAATCTGCTTGAACACCATCTCTATTAGTAGGTTGTTGAAATCTTTGTGGTCTTGTATTTTGTAATGCAATAGCATCGGCTACAATACGTTTTCTTCTAATTTGAGGATGCTTAGGCTCAAACTCAGAATAATGCACTAAAGAACCATTCCATTCTTTGACCATTTCATTATATGGAAATGCCATACCTGATCTGTCAGATATAGCTAAAGAACTTTTACCTGTGGCCCATTTTGGCATAATTAAACTCCATTAGGATAAAAAGATTGTGGAGTAATAAATGTAGATGCTCTTTGACCATCCTCATCTAACGCTCTTTTCAGTTCATCCTCATAAATTAATTTATTTTGTTGTACAAGTTGAGGTGCTTTTTTCATAGATATATAATAAGCTAATCCTGCACACATACATGGTAAAAATCTATATGCAACATCTGCATCATTTGTATATGCACCTGCATCTTCAATTCTTTTAATTACATAAAATTTTAAAGTCGTGTAAGTGTTTAAATCTGGTGCTTGGTATAAATATATTTTAGGTGTTGTTTGTCTATCAACATAATATTGTGATGGTTGTCCAGTAGCTAATTTATTAGGTAATGCAGCATATGCTGATCTGTCTATTTTAGTTATTGAAACATCTTGTGTATTTGCATCATTTGATGCTGCTGCAGTTGATGATACATAAGCCTCAAGCACATCGTTAACATCTGAATCAACTGTGTATTCAGCTTGTCCTGCAACCAAAGGTATTTCGTTTAGTTCTGTTTTCCAAAGATGAATACCTCTATTACCCCATTCAGCAAATAATAGATCTAAACTTCTTCTTGCTGAACGCATGTCATAACCAGAAGTAGTGCTAAGACCACATCTTTCATAACCTTCATCAATAACTTCATCTATATTCAGGTTAAAACTAGTAGTTCCTGATGTAGCCATTTATATCATCTCCTTTTTAGCGGCCGCTTTGAGAGTGTAAAGCTTCTCCTTTTTGCGGTTGTACAACTTATCTGATTGTACCACCTTTAAACTAAATTTTGAAGACCTTAGGTTTTTTGCTATTGGGTTTCTTTTTGACTTGTAATCTTTTCTTTTTTTCACCTCTAGCACCTCTAAGCTTACCTTCAATTTGTTGTCTTATTTGACCTCTACCTATCGGCATAAATCAACCACCTTTCCTATTCCTTTAATATACCCAGCTGACATATGTATATCTTGTACCCTTGGTCACTTCTTCTACTCTATGTGGATATAAAAAATTAGAAGGGAAAATAATAATGTCGCCAGCATTAAATTTATATTTTTTATCTTTAAACATAATAAACTCTCCACCCTCATAATTATCATTTAAAGCTCCAATACAAGATAAAACAGGTATTCCTCTACGCTCACCTTCAAACATATCTTGAATATGATCACAATGTTCAGACATTAAAGTTCCTTTTTTATACTTATTATATTTTAAACTAGAATGGCCATTCCACCCATTATACCATGGAAACTGATAATACTCTAAGTATTTGCCAATGCTTTGCCAAACACACATCATAATTTCATCATGTGAACTTATATAATCAAAACTAAAATCTAATTCTTTTTCTTTACTTAAAGCGTTTCTTTCACCTGTTTTATGACTGTAAAAATAATGTTGTTGCCAACTAACTTCTTTTAATTCTTTTACAGCTTTGTTATAAAGTTTTTTTGGGACTACCTCTTTTATTATAACAACATAATCTTCTAATTTTTTTTTCATAATCAATTATAATTTCTTACTTTCTATTTATTGTAGTATTGATGATCTTCCTATTGCCATTATACTAAATCAACCGCCTTTCCGATTATGGGTTTATATTTAACTTTTTTATCTTCTCTATATGCTCTCATAAATTGTCTTCTCGGATTATAAGGTACCCAACTTACGTGAACCCACCCAGAATTTGGTTCTCCCGGTGTATAGAATTCTAAAATAAGTTGGTCTGGTTCACAGGTCCTATATATCCAATCTGCCAATTCCGCATTGTCCACTCCAATTACCTCTATGTCTGCGGCCTCAGCTTTAGCATGCTGTGAATTTTCTGAACTTCCTATTGCTTTACAAAGCTCTACGCTACGAAATCCACTGGTTACCTTTACCCTGCCAAACTGATCACGTACCGGCTGCAAAACATTTTCACACAGTTGTTTTAACTTATCAATCTGATCGCCATTAGGATTGTTATCAATGTTTAATCGAATTGCGGTATCCGATTTAATTAGCTCTTGTAATGTAAAATTACGTGAAAGGTTCATTATTTTGGTTTTATAATCTTGTCTATACTTATACTACCATCTATCATTTTTTTAACAATAGCATCTACTTCCCCGCACATAAAACGTTTATTATTCATATTCATGTTCCGTGTCGCTTCACGTTTCATCTTTAAGCATGTAGATATATCAGGTTGCATACGATGTTCAACCAATTCTCCTGCTATAAATAAACAAAGTGCAATAACTGTTTGTACCATTAGTGATTCCCATTTAATTGACCAATATTAGCTCTTACAGAATCTTTTAATTTTTCTGTATCTACTCTTAATCGTTCTACATCCATTTGTAGTCGTTCAATATTAACTCTATTGTTCATCATACCATCAACACGTTCAGTTAATTTTTCTAATCCTTCTGCTATATGTTCGAGAAGCATGAACTGCTCTTGGTCTATGGGTTTTTGAGCTGATGCTTCTAATAAATCTTGTTCAAATAATTTGTTAGCTGTCTCTAGTGCATTGAGCCTTTCAATAACACCAAATGCAAACCATGCACCTATTACTACAGCTGCAATCAATCCTATTAAATTACGTAACGGAAGACCGATACTTGTATTGTCATCGATTTTTATTGACATGATAGGCACTCATCTGAACCAGAATCTAATTCAGCTAATGCCTCCTCTTTACAATCCTGACTACAGAATTGATCTAGTTCATCTTTTGGTTGAAATTCTTTATCACACTGTTTACATTTTTTCATATTTAGCTCCATAACCAATTAACGTATCTTTTCCAAAGTTTTTTAATTAATTTCCACATCTTTATTTTCCTCCACTTTAATGAAATTGCAACAACACTATTATCCACCCAAGCAAAGGCATCGTCAATAGCAGCAAAGAATTTATATATAAATTTATCTATCATTTCTTTTCCATTTCATAAAACATTTTATCGCTATCTTCTGTAACCATATCGTTATCTTCCGCATCCCAATAAGTAGTTTGGACTCTATAGTCAGGCCAGCTGTTATCAGTAGTGTATGAATTAACATGCCACAGAATGCGATTATTAGGCTGAGCTGCATAATTACCGTTATCAAGCTCCAATATATGTGCACACTTATGTTCTTGAGGTATTTCGGAATGTTCAACATCCAAGATGTTAGTGTCCGGGTGTGCCCAATCAATTGTGAATAAATATTTGCCATGATAAAACTTTTTATCTAATCCTAAAAATTTTCCCTTTATACCATCCAACCAATCAAAGCAATGAACGCTAGGCCAATAACTAAAACAGTTCCACAGTTCCAATTCGTGCGTCTGCATATTCGGCACATCGGCTCGGTCATAACGTTTTTGGAAAAACGCTGAGATAGGCAGACGCCAATAGCACGCACCATTAGGTAACATGATGTTAAATAAGATTGCACGTCCTGATATGCTTGTGAGACCGAAGATAACGCACTCTTCAGTTTCTCCGTGATGTTCTTTAAGATCATAAAGATACTCCTTCCTTATCTTACAATAAATTGGTGGTATATTAGCATTTAAATAAGACATCTAGCATTTCCATCTTCTTCTAGCCTGTCTTAATCTTGAATTAGGATCTGCAGCAGCTTTAGGAAATTGTTTCATTTGTCCTGCTGATCTAGCACAATAAGACTTACGTCTTTTTGCAGATTTTGATCCTGGTTTAACTTTGCCTGTTACAGCAGTTTTTAATTTTGATCCTGGATTTTCTCTTCGGTATCTTGCAACACCCGCTTTAGTCATACCTGCACCAGATTCAGTTTTTCTAAAATACTTCTTGGTTTTAGGGGGCTGAACATCAGCCCCTCTTTTAAAACCTGGTATTGTTCTATTCATACCATTCATTTGTTAGCCATTCTGACCAGTTAAATTAGGTCCTGAGTATTTATCAGTTAACAATGTTGCTTTCGCTACAGTAAATGTAGAAACATAAACTCCGTAAGGAAATAAAATTCCATCTTCAGGTATATTCAAAGATGTAATATCTCCCGCAGGAACATCTGCTTCAAATAATGTAGTTCCAGTAGCACTTGTAGTTTTTAATTGAACTGTACCAGACGTAGCTAAGCCTGCTAAAATAATTCCTTTCAATCTTACAGGTTGTGCAATAATTGCATTTACTGTAGTTGCAGAAATTATTGTTGCTTGTATATCAGCTTTTGCTGCCATGGTGTTCTCCTTAGTTGTGGCTCCCGAAGGAGCCACGATTAATTATTTATTAAGCTGCAAATGCAAACGCACCAGTAATAGCTGCTGCTGCACCAGTAAACTCAGTTGCAATGTGCCATACACCATCTTCAAAACACATGAAAGCAATTTTGCCGCCAGTTGTTAAAAGATTAGTTGCTGCATCAGCTGGAGTGAAAACTAATTGTGTTTCACCTGCTGCTGAAGTATCAAAAGTTACTTCATTTGCTGCTCTTGATTCAATCAAAGAACCAGTTGCCCAAACGTCAGTACCTGCTGCATTAAAAGTTAAAGTATTAGTTCCGCCAGCTGTATCTTTAGCTTGAACGTAAACTGCAATTGCACCTCTAGTTGCTGCTGGTAATGCCACAGCACATGCTGCTGCACCAGTGTAGTTTACAACTGCAATAATTCCATCAGCGATAGAAATATTTGCATCTGTTGCTGTATCAGCTAAAACCAAACCTGTTAGGTCAGGCATACCTGAACTCATTCTTGTTGTGATAGCACCAGTTGTTGCATTTTTAGTAGCCATTTGAAAGCCACCTTCTGAACGTACCGGTCCCGAAAAAGTAGTATTTGCCATTTTAGTCTCCTTTGTATAGCGTTGTATTTGTAGTCTCTATACCGTCTGCCTAGCCAGTCTACAAATTAAATTTTATCTAGGTTGTTTTGATTATACATAAAAAAAGGGGCGATGTAAAACACCGCCCCTTTTAAATAATACTGATTAGTATTTATTAACTAGTTGGTAAATTTCCGTTACCAAAAATACATCTTGGATCAGAGAATCCAAAAGAGTATCTTTCTCTAGCTTTAAATCTCATGTTGCCAGTATCGAAGTCACCTTCCATCGCTGTCTTAATTGGTGATCTAACGAACATTTTTAGTCCATTAGGAATATCAGTCAATAAGAAGTATGAATCAGTGTCAGTTAAAAAGTTATTAACTCTGTAACCTTCTGGTACCATACCCATATTAGCGATAGCATTGATGTCATTATCAGCAGTTCCAACTCTCATTGGAGACTTCATGATTCTCTCAGCAGTAAATTGTAATTCTTTTGGAATTATCATTTTTCTACCTGAGGCAGCGATTTTTAGACCTCTTTCGTCTACAAACCCCGCAATGTCAATCAATGATTGCTCAAGTGAAGTTTCGTTAAGATCTGCAGCAGTTGCAAGAACGTTTGAGAAAGTACCACCTGTTGCTAGTGGGTGTAAAGCATTAATTAATGATACTCCGTCACCACCAGTAACTGTAGTTACTTGCGCGTTGTTCAACACATTTGCAGCTTTAACTTGCTTCGTGTTTGCCATAGATCTTGCAAGAGCTCTTGTGTATCTGCCCGCAAGTCTATCGTATAGGTTATCTTCGATTGCTTCCTCAGTGATAGAGAATGCTAATGCGATTGTTTCGTGGTTGTATCTTGCTGTGAAAGTTTCACCTGCTTGATCAAACACTACTCCAGCACCTTCTTGTTTAACTGGTGCAGAAGCAAAACCGCTTAACATTACTTCCTCTTCGAAAGCTCTGTCAGATGTTTCAGTAGAGAAAATTTCAGCATGCTGATTTTCATATCTACTGTATTCCAGGCCAAATAAAGCATTCAAACCTGGCTCTAGTTCTTTAACTAGTTGTGATCGTGATATTGCCATAGTTATTCTCCTCTATTATAGGCCTGTTCCACTTCTGTAGAAGTGGTTGTTGATTCTAACAAGAATGTTAGCATTTGATGTCGAAGTATCAGAATTATCTGGGTCCTGCGAAATATCAACTGCTTGTATCGGTAAAGTGTTAGTTGTATCACCACTTGAGTGATCTAACTGCGCTTTAGATATTCCTGTTTGTGTTACACCTGTAGTGTTTGTAACATCGTAATTACTGAACAGATTTGCTCTAGTAAAAGTCGAATCAGAGTCTACAAGAAACACTGCATCAGGGTCATCAACAACAAACGCTGTAATGTCGCTTGCTGCAACTCCACCTGGGTAGTAGTTTTTGTATGTCGGCTTTTGAGTAGTTGGATCTGTGTAAAAACATCCGTTAAAAACACCCACAACAGCATATGTAGTGCCTGGAGTATATCTCTCTACATTTCCTGCAGTAACTGGTCTTACCACGTCACCTTGGAAAATTGCAGAAGTATATCCACTTGCAATAGTGTATCTGTTCTGAGCTCCTACTAATGGTGTTCCGTCTAGTTTTCTGTACGGTCTTAGACCGAACTTTTCACTTACGTTTGCCATAGTTGTTTTCTCCTATTATGTTTATATTATCCAAGCTATCTCGGGTAGGTAATGCAAAAAAATTATTTTTTACGACTACCACCAAAGGTAACTCTAGACTGCCTATCAATATTGATTGGCATGTCCGGGTGTTGCTCCTTCATAAGATCTCGATCAATCGCGTCTGTTCTATCTTGAGTTATTTTTTTAAAATACTCAGCACGACTTTTCAGAATCTCTTCCGGTATCCTTGCCAACACAAGGCCACCAATTCCGATTAAACCAGCATGTCTTCCTTCATGGATAACAGGATAATCATTTTCACCGATCTCACTTAAAATGGTTTCGGCTTTTACGAATTCCCAACCTTCCCTTAGTTTCTTAGATACATTACCTGGATCTTCGAAACCTGCAGTTGAGGTTCTTATCCATCTGTGCGCATAACCTTGCGGTGCAGCTGGCGCATCCAAACTGGATGGTGGAGTCCAATCTTTTTTACGAGTTGATTTTTCTCTCGTACTAGACTCGCGTGAAGTTTTGTAGTTTTCCATAATTAAGCTCCTTCCTTCACGTATTTTGCGTATTCCTCTAGTGGCACCCCTAATTTCTTAGCGATAACTACCTGTGATTTGGTGAGTTTCACAGACTTGCGTCCACCTGATCTACGACTCACAGAAGCTACGTTTTGGACGGGTTCTTTTGTAGCCTGTTTAACTTCAGTCGTATCCTGAGCAAATTTCTGAGGGAAATACTCCTTCATACGTTTGTTGATTTGATTATAGTATTCATCAGTCTCTGCGTCAATTCCCTCCTGCAGGAGGTCATCGTGTATTCCCATAGCAGCAGAAGTTAAAACTCTATCAGATCCAAACCATTCATTATCTTCAGCCCATTGCTGTGTTTTTTGACTAATTCTTGGTTGTGGTGCATCTGGTTGAGCGACCTCTTGAGCAGATTGTGATTCTACTTCTTTTTTCTTAGACTCTTTGTCCTGTAGAGTCATAGAAACTTTTTCTTTTTCTACTGATAATTTCGTAAGATTATCTTGTGCTTCCAAAATCGCATCAGTATCTTGAGTTTCATAAGCTTGTTTTAATGCAGTTTTTGCTTTTTCTCTTTCTGCATCAATTCTAGCATTATACTCTTTGAGATAATTAGTATCAGTTTCCTCATACTTATTTTGAGCTGTTTCGTATTTGCTTTTTAAACCTTTAGCATAATCAACTGCAGCTCTTTCTCTTCTCTCAGCTTCTTTAATTTGAAAAGTTAATTTCTTTATTCTTTTTTGAACTTTTTCAGAATAATCTTCTAAGTCAGAAGACTCAGAATCTTTTTCTTCATATCTTTGTTCAAACTTAGGTTCAGCTTGTTTTGTTCCTTTTTCAGATTCTTTTACTTCTTGCAAAAGTTCTTTTGCAGTTTTTTGATTTCCTGAAACATCAGTATAACCTAAATCAACATCTTCTTTTTTTTCAAAAGCAGATGCTTCCTCTGTTGGTGTTTCTACATTAATTGTTTCTTCATTAACACCATCAGTATCTAATTCAACCGATGGATTTTTTTCTTGTATCTCAGCCATTTTTTGTCCTCCTTAATAATGGTGCAAAATATCAGCTGGATTAGCAATTGTAGAAATAACTTCATCGTCATTCAGTACTCTTACTTCACCACCTTCTATTTTGAATCTTGAACCTGCGTACCTACTAAAAATTACCCAATCATTTAGTTTGCACCAAGGTCCTTTTGGAAATTTCTCTTTGTCGTGATAACAAAGATCTCCCATTTTTAGCACAAGACCACAGACAGTTGTCATCTGTATTGTTTCTTGTGTTGTGTCAGATAAATAAATTCCACCTTTGGTTTTCTTTGGCCCTGCATAAGGCAATACCAAAATTCTATATCCAGTTGGTGTTGGTAATTTATCTAAGGTTGATTTATCGACCGCTTTAGGGTCTAGGACTGTTTCTACTTCTTCACGTTCTTTGTACGCGTTTAGAAGAGCTTCAGTCCGTTTCGGTGTCTCCGTGGACTTCATCTTCATACTCCGTTGTTGACAGCAGGTCTTTAAGATCCTGTTGCAGATCTTCCAATGATCTGATTTGCCCTCTAGCATATTGTAGTTTTTCCATGGTGTCAACACCGTAAAAGGCTTGGTCTTTTAATTGGCCAATACGTTTATGAATTTTTTTCTGTATTAAAGAAATTGTATCTATGTCCATTATGTTAATCTGATAGAATTATAATGAGCAGCTTCTAATTGTTGTAAAGTATTTTTTGAATGTTCATATGGTTTATCTGCTCTATACCAATGAAAAACATATATACCATTCGCAACTCTAAACTCATAACCAGCTTCAATAATTTTAGCTTGTGTTAAATTATCTACGCCTAGCTGTTTTCCTGTTTCAGCGCAACCTCCAATTTTTTTCATCACACCAACATTAACAGCAAAAAATACACCAGACATATGATTTTTATTTTTTATAATTTTAGATTCATTTTTATATTTATTTGCTAAAAATTTTCCTAAATTTCTGTGATAACTATAATCAAAATTATATGGGTCTATACCAACTACCATTTGTTCGAATGTATTCATTCTATTTACTCTTGAACATATTCCTTTGCAATTGGGATTATTTTTTATAATTTCTTGAAGTTGCAAATACCAATCATCAGTCGTAAAAATTGCATCATGATCTAGAAATGCAACCCAATCCTCATCTGAATGTTCATTTAAACAAGCGTTATAAGCTTTACCTAAATCTTTTTGGCCAGTGTGATCCCAGGCTATGTGTGTCCAAATCTTAGGCATTTTTATTTCTTTTCATTGAACTTTCATATCTTGGTTTTAATGGAGTCTTTTTGTATTTTCTTGCAAGTGAAGTAAATACTTTACAGATATGATCAATTTCTTTTAAGGTCATACCTTGATGTGCTCCGATCAACATACCATTTTTCATAACATGATCTGCTGTTGGAAATTCTTTTTCACCTTTCCATTTCATATTTTTCATAACAGGTTGTCTAGTAATGTTACCAGTAAATATTGTTCTAACTTGAACATTATTTTTTTCAAAATGAATCTGCATTTCTTTTCTAGTAAATGGAGCATTGTCTTCTAATACTAATGGATACGCTAGCCAAGGTGTGTTTGCATGTCCATGACCCGGTCTTCCCATCCAATAATTATCCATATACGGTTCAAAGAAATCATACAAGTATTGAAAATTTCTTCTTCTTATATCTTTAAACTTTGGAAGTTTTTTTAATTGTTCTAAACCAAACGCTGCAGATATTTCTGAAGGTAAAAAATTATAACCAATATCGGTAAATATAAATTTAGAATCATAATCAATACCATCTACTTTAGTATTAAATCTTCTTTCTATTGCTTCTGATTCATTGAACACAGCCGATGATCGTCCCCAACCTCTAAGTAATTTTAATTTATCTACTAATTTTTTATCATTGGTACAAACCATACCACCTAAACCTGCAGCAGTAATAATATGTGATGCATAAAAACTTGTAGTGACTAAATCATTGTACTTACCAGTTGTACCATCTTTACTATCATTATATTTATATCCAATTGTATCTGCACAATCTTCAATAATTTTTAAACCATGTATATCTGCAATTCTTTTAATATCTTTCCAATCACAAACATTACCCAATAAGTTTGGTACCATGATTGCAACTGTCTTATCATTAATTGCTTGAGCAATAGTTTGTGCATCAGTAATAAACTCACCATATTCTACATCTACAAAGTGAGGCACTAATCCACACTGATAAATTGGAGCAACCGTTGTTGCAAAGGTTAATGCAGGTGTAATGACTTCTCCACCTTTTGGTAAATCTAATGCTGCTAAGGCTATTAAATTAGCTGAAGATCCAGAATTAACCATCACTCCATATTTTTTACCAAATATTTTTGCTACTTCAGTTTCAAATTTTTTAGTTAATGGACCATCCATCAATGCTAAATTATTTTTTAAAACCTTATTTACTGCAGCAATTTCTTCTTTACCATAAACTGCTTTTGCGTAATATACTTTATCTGCCATGAAGGCTTTTATAAATTATTTTATATTTGGATGCAAATTAAAAAACGCCTTGGAATTTCTTACCTTTGATAGCAGCACCTGTACCTCTAGCCATTCCACCACCACTAAAAGTTTTAGCACCTTCAGGTCTCATGTAAGTTTCTGGAAATTTTTTTGCAGGATCAAATTTTTTACCATCAACAACAAATGGATCTCCAACATATGAAATGTTTTTATCACCCATAGCAGCCTCTCTACTTCTTGCAGCATCAGCATCTCTCTTAGCTTTAACAAGCATATTATTTCTTCTATTTTTTTCCTCTACACCTTTAGGTGGATTCGCTGGTGATTTTACTTTACCACCTCTTGAAGGCTGTTTTTTTCTCATGCCTGATGTGTAATAATCTTTATCCATTATTTAACCTTTGCAATTTTATTTTTGTTTATACCTTCTTTTATCACATATTGCTGTGTGCCGTTAGCCCCTACATTAACCTCTTTTCTAAGGTCTTTATGCAGTTGCTTTTTTTTATTATCTGTAGCAACATCTTTTAAATGTTTTTCTATACTTCTAGTGTCTCTCATATATGTTTTTTATTTTACCTTGTGCTTGAAGCTTTTTCAAATCCCCTTTAGTTAATTTAGAGAAATCTATTTTAACTTCTTCGTATTGTTTTTTAGGTTTGAATAAGTTTTTAATCCATTTCCACATTATGTCCTCACATTTGTTGGTTTAGGTCCTGCATTACTTACCGATCTCTTTCTGGCAACAGCAGAGGCCTTTTGAGACTTTGTCATCGCTGTGGCTTTTGCAAGTGGTACGCACTTTGGATACTTCCGGCTTGAACCACTGGCAGATTTTCTGCCACACTCTTGATACTTGCCACCTTTTTTCTTTGCTCCAATATCTACCCATTTTTCATTAAACCATTTTGTTAATCCACCAGTTCTCATTGCGGGAACACAGTTGGGCACCATTCGATTGCCTTTTTTCTTCATGCCTTTTTGCATATAGCCTTCCCAACATGATCCTTTTTTATTCATTAGAACACGCCTTTAAAATCTGTTCCTTTGATTGCAATTCCACCACCACGCATGCCAGATTTCTCTAATCTACCTATGGCTGATTGACCACCTGCAGTTACATTCATTCCAACTTTAGCAGCTGTGTATTTTAATTTACCTTTTTCATCATATTCTGATTTAGGGTTTTGAATATTTTTTAAATACTCATGTCTTTCTCTTCCGCCTCCAGGAGGTAATTTCTTTTTTTTCTTTTTCATTGTGCTCATATCAGCACCACCACCTTTACTCATACCCATCTCCTTTTTTAATTCTTCTAATCTTTGTTGTTTAGTTCTTTGATCTTGTTTACGTTTTTTAAAAATATTTTCTTCTTTTTGAATTTCTTTTTTCTTTTCATCTTTTTTCTTAAATAAACCACCTAAAAAAGCTTTCTTAGGTCCCCAGTCTTTTCTTTTTTTACCTGATGGATCTTTTATTTTACCCGCACATATTTTAGATGCATATGCGTTTGCATATGCTGATGGGTACACCTTAAATTTTCTTTTAGCAGCAGATTTACCTCTTGCACATAATTTAGTCATTACTTCCAACCTTTCTTTGCTAATTTTGGTTTACCTTGTCTTAATAAGCCACCTTTTCTTAAACCAACACTGTAACCAAAACTACCTGTTGGTGAAACTGTTGGTCTTGCTCTTACAGGAACAACTTGGCTTAAAGGTGCTGGGCTAACGGGAACAGGGCCAGCTATTACAGGTCGAGTTATTTTTTGTAATCCATCTCTATCTTTAGTGGTTTTATCATCTTTAGTTGATTTCTTTCCTCCTGGTACACCAAAAGCTAATGGTGAGTAATCTATTGCTCTTGAAGTTATTGATGTTGGAACACCAAACGCTAAAGCTGCTCCATAAGTTGCAATTTTTCCACCAAGTGTTGTTGAAGGACTAATTCTTCCTCTCGCTCTTTCTCTTTGTGTTGTTAATGCTTGTCTAGATTTTTGTGAAAGTGGTTTTGAATCTTTGTATTGTGCACGCGGATCTCTTCCCTGTCCCCCAAATTGATTTGTATCTCTACCATAACCCCCTTCTCCACCTGTATCTCCTGGTCCAGGAGCCGCTTGACCTTTGGCTGCTTTGATAACTTTTAATTTTTTCTTTTTTACCATTACTTTCTTTTAATTAAATCTGTTGCTTTTAAACCGTATACCGATGCAATTACACCGACAAAAATTGTTTGATACCAAAACGGAAGTTGTGAAAAATATTCAAAGAACAATTTCATTTTTTCCATAGCTGCTGGATCATCTGAGAATACTGCCCAAGCAAGAAGTACAATAGGGGCTGATAATAAAATTAAAATAAATTCGTCTTTCCAGTCCGATTGTCTTGCCTCTAATAATTTGCCTTGGTACTCGGCCTGACCGCTAGCCATCTTTTCTGCATGATGCATTTGTGCATCTGACATTAACATCTTCGTCTTTTGACGGTTCTGATATATATGAGAACCGGCTTTAACGGCTAAGGATATCGCTTTTAACCACATGGTATTTCTCCTGTCTTCTTGTACCCATATATTCTATCATTTTATCGATACAATCGTAAGCCCTATCGCCTACACAACGCCATCGCCATAGTTGTCTAAATCTTTCT